CATAGAACTGAAGCTGAACTACAGCTAAAGTTAATGAAAGAAACTGCACCTCTGAAGTCAGATATACACGATATTAAGATGGATGTTAGGGAGATCCAACGGTCGGTAGATATATTAGTTGAGGATAGTAGGCGGAATCGAGAGTAACGCCTTCACACTTAAAGTATTATTCTATAATAGATTACTAGTTGTTATTTCAGTAATCTGTAATTTGTTACCATAAATATTAATAGTAGTATGGTGTTCGAAGTAATTAAAACCCTTACACAGCTTCAATCCCTCGCCTTAACAGCTCCGCTTGTCGCTCTGTGTATCGTTGTGCTCTGGGAAGTTAGAGGGCCGGCAAAAGAGGTGTGTCTCGGTAAAAATCGTACAAAGGACCAAAAGCGGATGGGCTGGATTTTTACCGGTATTATAATCGGGTTTACTGGTAAGATTATAGAGTCGTTATGGTGGGCTATTCCATGGACTGCAGACTACCTCGAGATTCCCGATTGGAAAGAGCTTCACAACGTAGGGGTATTTTTTAATTTAATATTTAGACAGCTGTTCTTTACAATATCTGCCTATTGCTACCTAAGGGCTTTCTTAGCTCCCTCTAAACAAGATGAAGGATTAAGAAGCGTTCATTGGATATTTGGCATGTCTTTAGTTATGGGTCAATTATATCTAATTGCATTACTTGTGATTAAGAACCCAATACAGTAATCTAAATCTCTTTACATTTATTCTGCCTATATAGCTCATCTATCTTTTCTTGCTGTACATACTGAATAGGATCACAGTATTTTGCATCGATAAAGCCCTTAACACGCATACTACTCGATGGGGTTGTAGCATCTGCCAAGCCATCATCTCTGCTAGAATAGCATGTCCACGTCTTTGAGAAGTCTACACCTAGTCTTACACCCTCTTGTACGATAGCCGCCTTGGACATTGTTAGCAATGGAGCATTTAGCGTTATTCTATGCTCTCTATTGAGTGCAGTTAAGCTATTAAACGCTTCTAAGAACTCTGTACTACCATCCCAATAACCTGCTAGTGAATCTACTTCAGCTGCACCATACCACACCTCAGGGATGTCATTACTCTCAGCATATGCACAAGCAATCGTATTAAACATCTGATTTCTGAATGGTACATATGATACGGGTTGTGCATCACCAGCCATCTTGCTGATATCAGGGTTATCAATATCAGTATTAGTTAGAGATGACGTTGGTGATACTTCACTCAGGAACCTTGCATCAATAACTTTATTAAGCAATGTAACATCATGCTTCGAGTAGATATCACTAAACTGCTTCTCAATACACTCAAGCTCTCTCTTATGTCTCTGACCATAATCAAATGAGATAGTATGAATCTCATCATACCCTTGATCAACAGCCATGTGAAGAAGGACTACTGAATCCATGCCCCCAGAGAGTGATAATAGTAATTTCTTGCTCATAACTTACTTCTTCTTTAGTATATCTTCCATAATCTCAGAAGTAGGCTTAACTTCTACTTCCTCTTCTACTTCATCAGGCGGCTCTTCCTCCTTATTTGAATAGTTCCACTCATCCTTCATACGCTCTTCTACAATAGGTAGAATAGTCTTTTCCCAGAGCTCTACATCCTTACGGAAATTTTTGTAGTATCCTAGCTTCTTACCATCTTCAAGTTGATAGGTAGCACCAGTCTGAATGACTGCACCAAGACCAACTGCTAAGTCAATCAATCCATAGTATCTATCTAGGCCAGAAGCAAATGATAGGTACATTTCACCTTCTAGGTACTGCTTAATAAATCTATTCTTTCTAGTAAGTGCTCTAATAATAATACCTGCATAACTCTTCTGACCAACTGCAGTTTCACCATCCATAGTCTTACCACCATCTGACTTCATTGGCTTTCTTGCTAACTGAACTGTAACTGATGGTAGATACACACATGACTTACCACCAGGCATGTTCTTCTCAATTGATGGAAACAGAGCAGCTGGGTTATCATATACATGGTTAGTACATAGTATAGTTGTCTGGGTAACTGCACCTAAGTTAGTGCATGTTTGCATAAGAGTCTTCATCGCTCTTGCATTAGTTCCCATATCTGCTGATGTACTATCTTTATTCATCCGATTAAGGGATAGTTCTGACTGTAAATTTCCTAATGAGTCAATAGCAACAATGAACTTACCCTCAAGTCCCTTCTCTTTAATTGAGGTAAGGAACTTATACAATGCATTACGCGTCTGTTCGATACTAACACAAGGAACATACTTTACATTACTTACATCCAATCCAAGCCTCTCAGCACCTTCTGGGTCAATGGCATTCTCTGTATCAAAGATAACAGGAATAAGACCTTCTTTCTGAGCTGCTGCTAGAATCTTCATAACAAACAAAGACTTACCAGTCATTGACTCACCTGCTAACATAGTCACTCTACCTTTAGGAATACCACCATGTAGTGAACCTGAAATAATAGCATTTAAAACATACGAGCCAGTATCAATCCAACCACCAACTCTACTTAGAGTGCTATCGCTCAAGTATGTTGCAAAGGGGTTAATTTTATCAATCTCTGATAAGGCGCTTTCGATATCTTTATCCATACCGTATTATAATGTATAAAAGAAAAGAGTCAAGCAGTAAACCACTTGACTCTTGAATTAATTTACGTTAATAAACTGCTTAGTTAGCATCACTACCGTCACCAGTAAATAGCTTTACCACTTCTGGTTCTTCTTCTTGCACCTCGGCAGGTCTAGGTTTATTAATGTTTTCATATTGTAAAATAATCTTATCATCAAGTACAACATCCGAAACCGCGATCGCTGATTTATCAAACGTCCAGTTATTTTGGTCCTTTTCCCCTTTAATAAACTCCATAAAGAGATACGGAAAGGATTGAACTTGAAGTTGACCTGATTCAGCATCAGGCTGTACGTGAATAATAACCGGGTTAAAGATGGTGAGAGATTTTGCCGTCTCTTTCTTATTTACCCCAATTACGGTTCTTCCAATATGATCTACAATTGTAATAATATCTGACATAATTATATTATATATTAAAGTTTAACCGATGCAACTGTTTTTTTAGCGCTGGTAAGAGCTTCTGTCGCTGTTTTTGTAGAAGAGGCTTCTAATGCGGTTTTATATTCTAAAACCGCTCTTCTTATACCCTCTACCTGTGGTGAGACATTCTCACCTTGACCAGTATCGACACCTTCAATAATATTTTTAATAATTTTTAAGATAAGAGATACACCCCTTACTTTTCCGCGTTTAAAGGCTGGATGCGCTTTATAGGTATCGTCATCCTGAGGCCTATCTAAATATGATTCTGACATATTACTATTTATACACAGCTTTTAATTAGGCAAATATATCAAACAATTCTGTCTGAACGTTGGCGGACGGTTTACGTATGACCCAGCCTGTATTATCATAAAAACGCTTCACCATTTCAAATAAGATCTTTTCAAACATCTTTTCATAATCAGGTTTAAACAACTCACTAAACTCTTTAGGAAAGTCATACTTAAACCCTATAGTATCTAATCCAAATTTATTAGGCTGCTCTACATACATGTATCGAACCTTATCACCGGAAGAAAGCTCTTCATATTTGTTACCTGTTTCTAACCTATTAAGCATATTATTATAATAATATGCAGACTTAACGTGAATCGGCATGCCTTTACAAGTACTAAACCCATTACACTGTGAAGAGTATTTTTCGTAATTTTTAACACCCATAACAAAAGATATTTCTTCTGGTGAGAGTGACTTAAATGTATCATATGATTCATTTAGTATCTTATTAGTCTCTTTAAGAGACTGCGTTGTAAGCATTGTCTCTATTATCTTCTTAGCATAGGGCTTAATTGCATTAGGCATTGTTGTACGTACAACCTCAACGCCAGTATATTTAAACTTATCTTCTTTGATACCCTCATCGTCAAGAATATGCATAACATAACGCTTCTTCTGTAGAAAGACTCCAACATCAGCGATACACTCTCGTTTAAATATAAATCTACTATCCTGTGTTAGTATCGCCTTTTCAGCCCACTGATTGATATTTACATTGAGATAGTCTTCAATCTCTTGAATTTTATCATACGTTTCTTTATGAACGTCTTTACCATCCCAGAACTTAATAATACCTGCGTCAACTAGCGGCGCAATAGAGATATAACCGGAGTCGGTATCATTATATACAATACACTGCTCTAGATCATGGTCTGTTATATCTGGTAACTCCTGCTTTAAGAACTGTTTAATGAATATATTTGATTGTTTAATAACCGCTTGACCGGTAAGGGTAACAGATGAAGCGATATCATCATCACCGATAGGAGCGCGTTTATTGCCCATATATCCATAACAACTATTAACGAGAATCTTAATAACCATCTGCTCTGTATTAAGTCTTTCTACCTCATACTTAAGCTCCGTGTTTTTTGGTTCCTTTTTATAGCGCTGCTTAACAATAAACAACCGCTTCTTAATTTCTACACGCTTATTATAGTAATATTCTAGAAACTCTGGTATGATACCTTTTTTCTTCTGCGTAAACAGGAAACCAGCTTTTGATAAAGCGCATTGTTCTTCTTTTAGAAACTTTGCAAAAGCCGGACGATCTAAGTTGAACTGCTTACCAGATACGTGGTTGATAATAACCTTATCGTCAATAACATTAACCTTACCTACTTTCGTTTCAGGTGAAGTATTAAGCGATATCATTACATTTGGGTATAGTGAGTTTGCGTCAAAAGAGACTATATTATTCTTAAAGCCTCTCTTCGGCTCAGCGACATATGCACCCGGGTTTTTACCTTCTGCAGCAGGTCGTACGAAGGTTGAAAGTAACTCACCTCTATTACGCGCTCTAATACATAATGCACCGTTAATGACCTGTATAGTACCCATGGCACCCTCAAGTGTTGTTAGACCTACATATGAAAGCATACGCAGTAGAGACAAATATTGCAGTTTCTCTTCCAACCGGACGAGAAGGTTAACATCCTGAATGTTATAGTCTACAAATAGGTCCCAATCTCGTTGTGATAGTTCTGCTAGCCCCATATCACCAAAATCAACCTTCTTCTGACCTAATTCTATCTCACCAATTGCATCTAACTTATATGACTCACGCAGTTTAAGGCAGAAACGTCTATAGATATCTAGATAATCAATACATGCAATACCGTCAATATAGTACCTCTTTTTCTCTTGACCAAATTGGCCACGCATAACTCTAAAGAACGTGCCTCCTAGGGGTGATAACCTATTAACATACTCTTTACCTAAAATACGTTCCATTCTGTTTATAATATATGGTATATCAAAGCCTTCTGTGTTCCAGCCAGTAAGAACATCCGGGTAATCATCTTCTAGATACTCAAGAAACTTTATAAATAACTCTTGCTCATCAGCACAGTGTGTATAAACTACATCCGCTTCATCATTACCCTTATATGGATTTAGACCAAAGGTAAAAAACTTATTGCTAATGTTATCGTGGCATGTTATTACATTGACAGGGTGGGTAGGATCTTCTACGTTAGGGAAGCTATCTGGGCTGAAGGTTTCAATATCAAAAAAGCAAACCTTTAGCGGTTGAGTACTAAACTCTGGAGTTTCATTTTCTTGCCAGTATGTATCTAGCAAAAATTGTTGAGCCGCGGGTAAGTTCTCAAATACTCTCTTAACACCTGAATCTTGTAAGAATCTATTACGGTTAAATACATTCTCAAATGTTCTCTTGATTACCTTCGTACCATAAATTGACGTCTTATCACCTCGAGGGTCTTCAACATACAAATAAGGCTCAAAAGAGGTAGTACGGACTACTCTATTACCATCACTATCCCAAGTGAATAAAGAGCATATACCTTCACGGCTATTATAAACAACGTTTCTGTAGGACATCTACCATAGTATAACTACTTAATTCCACTTATCAAGTAGTTTTCTATCTGGAGAGCCATAAGGTGTGTTTAACACTTCAAGATGAGCGCCGATATTACTATCAAGCTCAAGGATTCGCTGCTCACCTATACCTCTAAGCTTATGTATATTACCATAATACTTACTACGGTTTCGCCAGTTGAGTATCGTATCAATCTTATCGCTAAATTCTTCAATTGTACTAAATCTAAGTGACTCAGGCGCAGATGAATATGTAACCATATCTTGACATAGACAGGGAATGCCTAATGTACATGCCTCAATAAACTTTATATCACTTTTAGCTCTGTTAAAATTATTATCTTCTAGAGGTGCGACCATTAACTGAGCATTTAAACCACTAATAAATCTCGGGTAGTTATGTAGGTTCTGCCAGGGGTAAAACTCTATTTTGTTTTGCTTAACTAAATCTACCAGCTGTGGAGGAAACGACCCAACAAATATCCATTGATACTTATCTATAGTACGTCTAACGAAATCACGAACTAAAGAAAAATCGTCTTTACCTCCGGTTTTATTATCAACGTCATAATGAGCTCCAGAACCAGTATATAGGATACGTGGCTTTCTTTTATTTTTTTCAAATTGCGTTGCAACAGCCTTACCGTTAAATAAGTGACCCATCCAAAAGTCAGGTACAAAATTCGGAATAACGGTTATGTTTTGATGACCAGTTTTTTCCTGGTATAGCTGTTTCATAAATGGACAAGTGACTGTAACTTCATCGCACATGTTTATAATATCAATACAGTTTTGACGCACTTCTTCATTATCAAACGCAAATTTAAATTTATTATAATCGGGAATCTCCTCCTTAAAAACAACGTCATCAACCTCATATATAAGTTTAAACCCTGCATCCTTCTGAACATTTTTAAGGTGAGATATAAACTTCTTCTGCGATGATGAAGCTTGCCTTTGAACCCTAACAGCTTTTACATTATGATAAAAACGAGGATCTGCTACCATAGCAGTAATAGAGTGAGATACGCCACGACCAGTAGCATTAATTACTTGCTCAGGCCATAAAATACGCCAGTGCCCACAACCTGAAAGATCAGCAAGATAATTAATGTATCTCGGTAAACTATTTTCTCTTGGAGCTGGTTTATTATTAGCACCTTTTGCTTGAGGTTTAGGTTGCAGCGGAGCTACAGGAAATGCCCTAGAAAAAGGTGAAGGATTTGGATTAATCATCATATTATATAGGTTAAAGCTCAACGTAATCAACACGTTTTGTTATACCGTTTTGCTTCTGCAAGTATATAACATCACCGGTGACTGCTTTGACTGACTCTTTACGATGTGATATAACAATTGAACACTCGTCTAACTCTTGTACCCTATCTTGTAAGATTTCTGTTATAAGTTCGATACCCTTTTCATCGAAAGAAGAATCAAACAGCTCATCATAAATAGCAATATTATACTTAACTCCACCTTGCATACGTCTTATATCAGAAAATGTAAATAGGCATGCTAAGTCAATCGATTTACGTTCAGCTCCGGAGAAGTTGAAGTAAGAACATACCTTATTTTTTTCATTTAGAATTTCTTCTTCGAAGTACTCGTTAAATACACAAATAGAATTTGAATCCAGCTTACGTAAGTAGTGTAGCAACTTACTATTAAGCAGATCTAAGAGTTTATTAACAATATACGACTTAACACCCTCCTCAGATACAATATACTTTACAATATCGAGCTTTGATATTTGTTTACGGTATTTATCTATATTGATATTTGAATTATTAATACGCTCTGTTGTATCGTTAATTAAATCATCGAAATCTGTTTGTATATCTGCAACAGCCTTTAAATCAACCTTAAGTTCTTCCTGCCAACTAGTTAATTGATCCAGTCTAAGCTTAACGTTCTGTCTTTTCTGCTCTGTAACTCTTGACTCGGATAACATATTATTATACATACTAATATTATCCTGTATCCTTTGTTTTATACTTTTAGCTTTTAGTAAGGAGGAATGCACATCCTTTATATCGATAATTATATTATCAATCTTACTTGAAAGTTGAGCCTTCTCTTGCTCAATATTTTTTATATCATGTTCTTCGATTGACCTTAAGCACACAGGACACTTTTCATCACTAGTTCCAATCTTTGCAAGTATTTCTTTAGAGTGATCTACCTTAGCTTTTTTTGTACTTATGTCTGTAACGTACGAGGTAATTTTAGTATCACAAGTCTCAAGTTTACTTTGCATTAAATCGATATTAACTTGTATATCTGCTTCTCTGTCGACTATAAGATTACTTAGCTCTTGATTAAGGTCTGATATTTCAGTCTCATTATTTTGCTGTCTAGATAAGTATGTTTGCTTTTTTTCTTTACGTCTATTTAAAGTTACTTCCTTTTGTCTAGCATAATTCTTAAGGCTTGTCTCTATTTCCTCATACTTTGCCATTTCTGTATCATACTCACGCTTAATATCATTATACTCAGACCGTAGTTGCGATAACATTTGACTAAATATCTCCATACCAAAAATATCTTCGATAAACTTACGCTTTTCGATTTTATTTTTTGCCATAAACGGTATAGCATTATTTACGGTCATAATAACACAGTTCTGAAAGATTGCAGGTGATGCACTTAACACCTCACAAATATATTTGGTTGTGTTTGATATACTATCACGAGTCTTATCGCGACCATTTTTATATATATGAACTTTCGAGGGATTAAGAGTGCGTATAATTTTATACTCGTCCTTACCCTTGATAGACTCAATCTCTACATCTAACTCAACATGTGTTACACCACCTGTAATATTGTTTGTGATAAGGTCCTTTTTTATATCACGTAATGTAACGCCAAATATAGCAAAATAAAGTGCATCAGCTATTGTACTCTTACCAATGGCATTACGACGATCAGGCTTATCTTTATTTGAGCCTGTTATGACATGCAAGCCTTTACTAAATTTAATCTCGACAGGTTCTTCACCAATTGAGAGAAAGTTCTTAGCGGCTAGCCGTTGAAAGTTAACATTTTTCATATAGATTTAATGTATAATCAATTATATCATCACTATTCTCAATATCAAGCATATTTACAAATTCAACAATTGCTTGCTTTACATCAATACCAGACAAGTCTTCTTTATGTTCTGTATTTTCAAGTATTCTGTTAAAGTTAATATCATAATCTATAGTTAGCGACTCTGGCTTAAGCTTAATTAATATACCGTATAGTATATCCATATCCTGCTGAGATATATTCATATCTATTTTCAGCTTTACAAAATTATTTGCAAAGTTATTAACTGTAATAGGTGTAATATTTCCAACTGCTACCAACTCACTCAAGCTAATTTTTTTATAATTAGGTGATACAAGATTGGGCTTAAAGTCATAGTTTAGAGTATCTAAGTCTAATATATGATAACCTTTTTGATTACCCGCATCTCCAAAATCCATCTGAAACGGGTTACCTACGTATAATATTGTACCAGCTCCAAACTGTTTTTCATGCCTAGTATGAAAGTGCCCGGATATAACTAGACTTGACTTTGATAGTAAGTCCTTAACTTTAACACCATCTTCACACACTTTATACTCCGTCATACGAAACGTCTCTATTTCAAAATGACCAAAGATAACATCACTTTTTTTAATTTGTGACGTAGTAGTGTTCCACGGACAAAAGGATAATGTACGATCAAACGCTTCAATCTGTTGATAGCTGTCTAGAATAGTTACGTTTTTACGGTTTTTAAAGATTGATATAGAATTAACGTCAGTTCTATGTTTATAATAAATATCATGATTACCTATAATAACTAGTAAGTTAAAGTCAGATAAGATATCTAGAATATCTGCAGATATTTGTAAGGTATTAACAGATATTTCACTTCTATTATGATGCCAGTCACCGCAGAAGATTATGTCTTTAATATGTTCACGCTTACACTCATCTCTAAACCAATTTGCCCACTCTATAGCATAGTTGTGCCAGTTACCACTATTAGAATGTACACCTAAGTGTAAATCGGAAATTATAGCTACTCTAGACTTATTAAGCTTAGGCGTCATTATCTTCAAGAGGCTTTACATATACATGGCCATGCGTATTATTAGGATCCGTCATTATCTCCTCATAAATAGCCTCCTTATAGTTGCAAATAGCTTCGTGATGCTTTTTTTCCTTCTTAATTCTATTAATAAAGGCGTGGTATGCTATGGTTGTAAAGTAGGAAAAGGGATTACATTGCGCCGGTTTACCATCTTTTGTTGTCTTTTTATCGAAGTTATACTTTTTATATTTGAGTGCAGAGTACATCTTAATAAGAGCATCACCGATCATATCATCCTTATATGAATAGTTAATAAATGATGCGTTGTAACTTAAACCGTATGCAATTTTCTTAATATTTTCTGCTAGATCATTCGTCATTACATCAGAATCATAATACTTACGTAATGCGGCCTTAAATACCTTCGGCTCAATATAATACTCTGCTTTTTTAGACTTCGTCATTTTATTTATTATAATATATTCTTTTTATTTATCAACTAAAAAGGTGTAACGTCAGTTTCAGTATACAATATTTTTTCCTTATCATATATTGCTTTACGCTTTTCACAATGTCTCTTACCATATGTAAGGTTGTCACATATATCCATTATAATTAACTTATCCTTTGTATCATGTTTACGTAAACCACGACCAATCGACTGCACGGTGCGTATAAATGACTTTCCTCCTGCAGCAAATATAATGTTATGTAGATTTTTAATGTTGATTCCTGTTGAGAAGATAGCACTAATAGCTATACATACTACATTATTATGCTCTTCCATAATCTTCTTAATTTCCTCACGCTCTTCTACCGCAACCTCTCCTCTTATAAAGTATACTTGCTTATTATCTACATTTTTTAAGTATTCTTGTAATATTTCACCATGTTTAATGTGATTTACTAAAACTAATATATTATTTGATAGTTTATTACATAATTTTGTTAAAAAATTATTACGACCACCATGCTCGTAGACAAAATCTAGCTCCTCACGATATCTGTTGTTTGTTACATAGTTAATTTGTTGGGTATAGTTAAGCTTGAGTATCTTTACATTAACGTTAGCGAGGTGATCTTCTAGCCTGAGCTCATAACTAGTCTTTTCGTAAACAACAGGTCCAAGCTTTCCAATAATAGACCACTTATCCAACTGATTTTCAGGTAAAGTACCTGTAAAGCCATATTTATTATGTGTTTTAATCTTTTGTACTATTTTAGATATTTTGTTACCACTAGTTATTTTATGACACTCATCCACTACAAGTAGATCAATATATTTTAACCAATCGTTATCTTCAAAGCGACTTTGTATAATGCCTATATTAGCTATTATAACATTTGCTGTAAGGTCTGGCTTATGCTTACCAGTCCATTTAGTGACCTTAAATGTTGAGCCACAGTTAATAAACTCATCATATGTTTGAGCCACTAGACCTAAGTCGGGTACGAGCATTAGACATTTAAATGTATCCTTATCAGGTGAGTTAACAAAGTAATTTTCAATCAATGCTGCAGTAATAAAAGTCTTTCCTGCTCCTGTACCAAGTACGCAAGTACCTCTACCTAATCTTAAGGCTTTACCAACCACATCCTCTTGATAATCACGTAACTTAAAGTTAAAACTATTGCATAAATCAACATCCATACCAACCTTTAACGCTTTCTTAAGGTTATCTGATACAGTTATATCTGTGTTTATTTGCTCCTTAATAAGAAACTTACGTATCTCCCAATATAGTCCAAGCTCACACGTGCCAGTGCCTGTTATAACATACTTACGAGTAGGTGCAAAGCGATTATACCTTCTTGCAAATCTTGCTCCTTCATTTTCTACACTAAAATGCTCTCTGATTAAGTCAAATAAGTCTGAATCATCACTACGAACTATGAGCCTATTAGTAGGTCGTTTATAATCAAAATCTAACATATTAGAGTTGCTCCATCTTATTTATTTCAACGATATTTTTTAAGTCAAAGCTCATCGAAGATAATACCTTTTCACACTTTTCAAGATACTCTACAATAACTATATATTCATTAATAAGCTCTGTAATTTGTAATATAGACTCGTGTCTTTCAGCGTGTTGTTCTGCAGTTGATATACTTATTTTTATTGGTGACTCGGTAATTACTTTTTTTGTAAGTTCCTTCTTAAGTCGCTTCTTTTTTAGTAGAAGTCTATTTTTTTCTACCTTTGCATCCATTAGTCTTGCTACCCAAAAATGCTTTCGTGCTGGTAGTCTCATCTGTACCTCCTTAAGGTTAAAATCATCTACAACGAGGTCCTGTCCTATCTCGTCCATATATTTTTTAAGCAACTCCATTTTTTATATTATATATTATTACAGAGCAAAATCAACAAGTAAGATAAATATATGTAGCTAATGAATAAATTTAAAAATAAATTTTTAAAGTGTCTGGAAGAAGATATGACGGTAGGTAACGTGGTTGGTGGCTCTGAAGGACTTGAGGGTGGCTCTGTAGGTAATGGAGATACGTGGAACACGGGTGATCAGAGAATACCTTCTTCTATCTTCGGAGGAGTGCTTACAAGAGGTGGTAAGACAAAATGTAAGAAGTGTAAGAAGGGTAAGAAGTGTAGAGCTTGTAAAAAGTTAAAGGGGGTTGTATCTGATAATAAAGGTACAGATACCAATGGTTAAATAAATAATTATATGAGTGAAGAAGAAACAAAAGAAAATATGTGTGAGTGTAAAGCGGGGTTTTTACAAGATAATGTGATGGTTAGACTTAAGCAAGAAAGTACTTGGCGTGGTCTTATTACCGTTGCGACCTTACTCGGATGGAGATTAGCTCCTGATCAAGCAGAGGCTATCATTACAGCGGGCGTCTCTTTGGTAGGTACTATTAATATACTTAAAAAGGATTAATGGAAGATACTGGACATTGGGATTGCTCTATTATTAATGAGAGTACAGAGGTCCCCTTTGGTTTTATCTACCTGATAACAAACAAGGTAACCAATAAGAAGTATATTGGTAAAAAGCAGTGCCTTACGGTTTTAAAACGAGCACCTTTAAAAGGTAAGAAAAATAAAAGGCACAAAACAGTCGAGACTGATTGGAGGGTTTATACATCATCCTCCAGACAGTTAAATGAAGATATTGAAAAGCAGGGTAAGGACGATTTTACCTTTGAGATATTGAGATTTTGTGATTCAAAGTGGCAGCTAGCCTACGAAGAAACAAAAATACAGTTTGAAAGGGAGGTGCTCCTAACCGATGACTATTATAACGGTATTATAAATTGCAGAATTGGTAAAAAAAGATAAAAAGGAACACTTATATAATAATAATGTGAGTATAAGTGCAAGAGAGACTAGACAGCTATATGATCAAAAGCGTGATATAGTATTTGTCGATCTTAATAGTTACCTCACGGATTCATTTAACGACTATATTTTGTATATAACAGAAAACGAGCTTAAGTTAACACGTAAAGATAAGAACAAGCTTGGAATTCACTTTATTATTAAACAGCTACTGAATGCTGTCAAGTCTACAGATAAAAAGAAATGGTTTTATTATAAGACTTGCGATGGTTCAGAAGAGACAAAGCTAGTAAGACGGTTATTTGGATCCTTACCTACTAATATAATGTATGGTAGCTGTGACTGGCATGAGTTTATAGAGGAACTTGACTATAATGTATATAAGAAGAAGGATGGTGCTTGTGTATCCTTTCAGAAATTTAGACAATTTTTAAAGAGATATGAGTTACAACAACTTGAAAGAGAGTTTTTAGGAGATATAAATGTAAAACTCTCACTACTTCCATAAATATATACATGAGTAAGTTTCTAGAACAGGTAGAAGATAGTATGCCATCTGATGCTTTAGATAATATTATCGATGGTAAGAGAGAGCTACAGAGATTTTTATTTAATAAGGGTGTTAAGAATGTTGAGGTAAAGCAGTTCAGAGATGAAATGACCTTTACATTGGATGATGGTTCAAAGGTAATTGTTGAGGTAAAGGATTATAAGAAGGTTATATCACATGAGGATCAAGAGGGTGAAGTTAGTGATGATGAATTACAAAAAATAGCTAACACCATAAAGACAGTTGTTGCTTTACCTACAGATAAGGAGCTTAAAAAGAAACAAGGTGGTGTGGCTGGCTTTGG